TAACACATTTTTATCAGATAAATGATTGATTTTACGGAAAATATTGACTCGTTAGAGAAAATGGTTTGGAACTTTGTGCTTAACACCAGAAATGATGTTAGCGACCTAAAACCAAGCAACCATGACTCCTTACGAAAAGAAGAGCTAATGCCAATGATCAAGCCCAGTTATTTTAACGATGACGTAAGGCAAGAGTCATTTAAAGCAGCTCTTAAGTTCTTTAAGGAATACGAGAAGATTCCAAATCCAAAGGAGCTAAAGACTTATTTAGAACTACTCAATTATTCTGTGTCTGATGAAGAGTTTGAAGACCTTTATGCCTTTTCGCTAAGTGAATACAATTATGATTACCTTTATAAGTATGTAAGGTCATTTATTCTTCTTAGAAACTTAAACCTCACAGTTGCCGATCTTTTTACTTATCTAAAGACTACTGCAATTGATCCTGAAAACATTGATCAAATCTCTCAAAAGGTAAGAAACGACATAAGCAACAAGCTTGCAATCAACTTTTCTAGTGGAGATACTGGTCTCAACTTTTTTAATCCTGATTCTCACATTCAGATTTCTAAGACAGGTAGCCCTACCGGTTTTCCATTCTTTGATAAGGTTCAAGGTGGAGGATGGAACTCAAAAGCTCTAGTAGTATTTCAAGGGAGACCTAAAGTAGGTAAATCGATGGTGCTTGGAAACATCGCTGCTCGATCATTCTTAACAGGTAACGTGACTGGACTAGTCACAGTTGAGCTCGCAGATCGTGCTTATATGAAAAGGATAGGCTCAAATATCTTGAGTATAAAGTCCGATGATTATGCTAGAATCACCGATTCTACTGCTTCTAAGCTTATTAAAGACAAGATACAAGAGCTTAAAGACAGCGGTCGAGAAACAGGAGAACTCATAGTAAAAGAGTTTCCAACAGGTGGAGCAACCGCAATAGACATAGAAAACTACTTCTTAAGGCTAGAGCAAAAGATGAATAAAAAGTTTAAAGTGATAGTAGTTGACTACCTAAACTTGCTTAGACCCATCAAGGACCAAAACGGACTTTATGAAAAGATCAAGATGATTTCTGAGGAGCTTCGAGGAGTCGCGATGAGAAACGAGTGGTGTATCATAAGCGCAACTCAAATACGAAGAGAAGATGTCGATAACTTTGACTTAGGAATGGATTCAGTCGCAGAATCGTTCGGTTTGATACACACAGTCGACTCTTTGTTTGGACTTATGAGAAGTCCTCTAGAGAGCAGAATGAAGATCAAGGTGATTGCAAACCGAGATAACGGTTATGAAGAAAGCTACAAGTTCTATTCTATGCACAAAGATTTCTTTAGGTTGACTGAGGAAGTCGGAGCAAACAGCGAATTCTATAGCGATGACGAAGAGGTAAATAGGATGGCTGACGAGCTACGTAACGAATATCAAGAAATAGATAAAAAAATAGAAGAACAGAAGAGTTCTCCGGTAAAAACAGACGACGATTATGACTCTCTTTTTGCCTCAATATAAAATAATTCAACCTAATGTCAAATGATGATTATGAAAACAACGAAAACCTAAACGATTCTGAAGAATTCGTACACAGAGAGGACAAAATATTCAACAACAGTTACAATACTGGCGAAGGTCTAAAAGACACCGATGAATATGAGTTCTCAAAAAAAATATCAGTGTCATCCGACTATTCTGACTCTTATCTAAAGGACGTTTATGAATACGAAGAAAACTTAGAAACTAAATTTATCTTAGATGGAATATTTGAGTTCATTAAAAAAGACGAATCTCTTAACAAGATAGTCTTTCATACTCAAACTGATTCACAGATCTTTAAGAACAAGTTTGCTAAGGACGAAATAAACATTATCTTTAACAGGATACACAACTCACTAGACGAAGTGAGCCAAAACACAAGCTTCTACAGCCCAATCTACGTTCTAGAGGCCATCTCTTCCTTTTCTGGATTCGACTATAAGAAGATATTCGATTCCTTAGATACAGATGCTCAGGAGCTTCTATTGGTCGAACTAGACAAAAAATATAACTTCCTAGACGGAAAAATGCACAAAAAACGAATACACTAATGACTTTTATTAAGCTAACACACTCATCAGGTTCGGTGTATTTGAACCTAGACCAGATAGTAAGCATAGAACCATCTTCTACTACTGATTTGATCGTCTCAGACATAACTTCTGCTTCCCCGACAACCTATACTTTTTCAAGTCAATTGGTTCGAAACGATGTAGTCGCTAAACTTGAGAGCATAACTAGAGTAATAGACATAGATAAGTTAGCAAATCAAGGATGACATTAGAAAACATTAGAAAGATATTCGTGCTTGGCGATTTACACCTTGGTGTGAGAAATAATTCGCTAGAATGGTCAGAAATACAGTATGACTACTTAGTAAACTTTTTCTTGAAGCAAGTAGACGAAGAAGGATTCGATCCAAAGACCGACATTTTAGTACAGGCAGGAGACTGGAATCACGTAAGAGAATCCACCAACACTAGGATCTATAAGCTTTCTATAAAGATAGCAGAAGCCTTCACCAAAAAGTTTCCAAAGGGAGTTTACGTGATACTTGGAAACCATGACGTTTATTACAAAGATAGAACAGACACTCACTCGCTAGAAGGTTTCGATAAGATCTTCAAGAACTTTCACATCTTTGAAAAGCCAGAAATGCTGAAGATCAACTCTCACAAATTCTTGATGCTTCCTTGGATAGAAAACCTGGAAAACCTAAAAGCAGAACTAAAAAAGAATTCTTCTGCGACTCACATATTCTGTCACACTGATTTTAAGGGTTTCAGTCTGAATAAGGTAACCAAACTTGAACATGGATTAGAGGCAAACGACATAGTCAATTTCAAAAGAATCTATTCTGGTCACATACACATTCGTCAGGAAAAAGGAAACGTTCTCTATGTTGGAACACCTTATGAAATGGACAGGGGAGACCGTGGTAACGAAAAAGGTTTCTATGTCTTAGACGTTAGCGAAAATACAGTAAAAGAGAAATTTGTTCCGAATACCCTTTCTCCTAAACACCTAAAGTTTGAATCGACTGATCTTCTAAACTTCAACTTAACAGAATTGAAAAATATTTTTCAAAACAACTTTGTTGACGTTTCTATAGAGTCTGGATTTTCACAAAGGTTTTCCATCGCAAGATTCACAGATCTTGTAAAAGACCTAGGGCACCGTCGTCTTGAGTTTTCTTCCTATTCTTTGGATCAGATAAAATCAAGAAGCGAAGCCGAGCTAGATTCAAGTTACGAGTACAACATATTTACGATCCTAGAAGAAAAGCTAGCAGAATTGAGTCTACCTGCATATCAATCCTCTCAAATAAACGATAAGTTCAAAGAGATATACGACTCTCTTAGAAACACAAAACATTACGACCAATGAAACTTTTAGAGTTTTCCTATAAAAACATACTGTCTTATGGTAACAAGCTTCAGACCTTCAAGTTTGAAGATGGCGCTAAATTGATATTGGTCGAAGGAGAAAACGGGGCAGGCAAGTCTTCTATTAAGGAAGCATTGACTGTTTCGATATACGGTAGATCCGCCATTCGTAAGATGAAGGACATACCTAACTGGATCAACAAAAACGCATACACTCAAGTAAAGTTTGAGACGACTTCTGGAGAAATAATAGAGTTGGATAGGGGAATAGATCCAAATTTTAGCAACATTAAGATAAACGATTCAGTCTTTAACCTTCCAGATAAAAGAAAGGTCGATGAATTCATAGAAGAAGAACTATCAAAGATTCCATTTAGCGTTTTTTGCAACACAATAAGCCTTTCTTTCGATGATTTCAAGTCTTTTGTCAACCTGACCAAGGACGACAAAAGAAAGATAGTAGATCGCATCTTCGGAATCGACATCTTGTCTGACATGAGAGCCAAAGTAAAGGAAAGCCTAAGAGAGATAAAGAGCGAATCTGACTTACTCGAATCCGCTATTTCTAGAGACGCCTTTAGCTTAGAGTCGTACAACGATCAGTTAGTTGCTCTTCGTGAAAAGCTGACTGCTAAAAAACAAAAGGCTGAGGGCGAGCTAGTTAATGCAATTGCTACAAAACAGTCTGAGTTAGATACTATTACAAGCTCACTAGCTGAGCTGAAGACCGAAATGGAAGAGAACGGAAAGTCGTTAAGGCTGGCAAACGAAGAACTAGATAAAGTAAGGTCTGGCATACACGACCTT